TCTCAAATATACACCAGGACGCATCTGCGTCCTGGTGTATACCTTCTGCTATTTCTTGGTTTTTGGTTGTGCCATCGAAATGCCTTTGGCCTTGTAAACTCCCTGGGCAATCGCCAACACATCATACAATGACATATATGGCTGCGTGTTGGTTTTATCATAGGTCCACCACGACCGACTCGACAAAATATCATCCGTGGTCGGACCATCACTCGCCAACAATTTTTCAGCCAGAACTTTTGGCTTCATCGAGAAATCCACATCACCCGCAGTATTTCCGGCCCAATTGTCTTGAATGTAAGACAACTGTGCAATTAATTCCAAGGCGTGACCCAGTTTGGGATTTCCTGGATTTGTTTGATCGTTTAATTTTGCGCGAACGGTTCCACGACTCAAAACAATATCCGTCATTGCCGGTTTGTGTTCCCGACTGTTACCAATCAAGCCAAAATAATCATTCTTACGGAGATAGTGATAATTGCTCATGTCTGGTAGAATACCATCACGCTGACTGACCACCATGCGTAACAAGGTGCCACTCATATTGTTCTTGCAGCGCAACATGATCGACACCACTTCGTTCAGTTCAGAGTCACCCGATCCCTCAAGCGGATAGATCGGTTCTTTGCTTTCAATCAGTGGCGACACACTGTGCATCTGGATGTAATTCGACATCAAGAAGTTGAACTCCGATCCAACCGTCTTGGGTTTGTCGGTGGATTTCATCAACGGTAAACTTTTGTTGCTGGGAGCATATGGGTTAAGTTCGAACTTGTTGCCGACATGCGCCGACAACATAAAATATATCCCAGCTGTGGCAGCCATTTTGGGGATCTGTGACAACATCATCTTTTTGATAATGCCATCTTTCATGAAGATCATGTTGGTGTCAGAGGATCCCAACACTTTGGTGTCCATCACTTCCTGTACTTGTTCGGAACTGAACACCGACCAGCTATCGACCACTACAAAAGTAGGGATCCACACTTTTAGCCGTTTTCCGGTGCGTGGATCCAGCAGTGGAGATTCCACCATATAGTCTTTGGCATTGGCAATTTTATACGCATGAATCTTTTTGATGTTGGCAAACCATTCGCCCGCGGACAAATCCGCCGGGGTTTGAATGATCATGCGTTCATCGAACGCCTTATAATCCAATGCCTGAGCAAAATGGATCAACCGATCCTTTTTCAAAGAATACTCGGTGTCATACACGTAACATTCAGAGAGAGGATACCGTAGCATGGCTTGGATCACATAGGAAAACAACTCAGTTGATTTGAACATCTGTTCTCGACCTACCACGGCATTGGTCGTGGTCAAACCACCATTGAGAACCATGCCGCCATGATCCCCAGGAACAAACACGCCCGTCTGAATGTCAAATAAGGTTCCAGTGTTCAAATAGGGATGAAAACCACTATCCGTTAATGTCAGATCAGAAAGCAAACCCATTGGAAAAATTCCTCTCATATGGAACGGGGAGATTCCATTATGTTCTGTGTCATAACATCTTGAACCCGAATAGAATTAAACATCAAGATGTCTCTCCATTCTATAGATAGTTCGATCAAACCCATCCTCGGTTGCATCGCACGAAATGTAAATATTAGGGAATATGTCTCAATGTTATATGATTTAAATGTGTCCTATATTGCTCTAGAACAGCTTGACCGTCCCCTTGCCCATAGCGAGGCAAATGAGGCATTTGGCTTTGTGATTCGGGTTCTTGATATTTTCACTCGAATCGTCAACAATTTTAAAACCAGTCTTCGCGGATTCACCAAACAATTCAAACGATCAGAATTGGCCATGTATCACCAATCCCATAAATGGGCTCTACAGGAGTTTTTCAAAACCAAACGATTTAATCTCGATCTATCTGTGCCGATTCCTTCCGGAATGAAAGTCACGTATCTCGAAGCCGCCACAGCGCTAGATACATTGTACGAACATCTCGATATTGAAACCACCATTGCCACATTGCAAACTTATTTTAACTCGGTTAAAGCAGCAAATCAACTGCTTCCTCCAGAAGAGATCACCACACAAATTTCTAAAGTCACAAAGAAATCAGTAGAGATGGATCTTCGTAAAATCTTTGTCAAAAACAAAACATTAGAAGTTCCACTTCGCACAGTGATTCCAAGTTTTGACGAATTGATCAAAGTTGATCAACTCATTCTTAAATATGAAAAGATTTTTCAAAATGTTGATCCGATTGCCAAATCTTTGGATCGCATCGAGGTTATTATCGATGAGTTGATCACAACATTTGAAAAACAACCCAATTCAATTGATCGCAAGCAGATTCAAGCGTTGTACAAATTGATCATGACCGCCAGTGTACAGCTGGATATGTTTGGTGTGATTATAGCTGAACAACAGAGATTGGAACACAACTTCGTTATTGTTCTCAAGACTCTGGTGGCAACAACAAAATAAAAACAATGAATCGCAACTGGTACGGGTCGTCTGACCCGTACCAGTTGTCGTAAGGTTAGCGAATGCTGGCCAGATGCACGGTAACTACCGCGTCACGCCGATTTTCCAACTCCGTCCGCAGTTTTTCAAACGAGGAATTCTTCAGAACCATTCCGCGTTCAAGGGCGACACGACCGTCTTCATCAAAGAAATTGTCGACGGTCAATTCAGTCTGGTAGTGGACCGGCGACACATTTTCGTCTCGAGGAATGACCAGACCCACCACGATCGAATTGGTGTCGGGTTTCAATTCCAGCGTCTCAACCATCTGCAACGGCTGGACCTTGCGCGCGGCGCCCTGACCGGTTGGCAGCTTGGCATACTGAGAGTTTCGAATGTTCAAGACTTCAGAATAGATTTTCTGTCGAAACATTTCTGGCTCATAGAATTCCACAGTGCCGTAAGCTTCTTCCTTCATTTGCTCAGCGATCTTTTTGCTCTCAGGCGTCGTGGTGATCATCCGGATCATGTCCATATAAAATGGAACGTTGTAATCCGTCTGCAGGCGTTGCTCGGTGGCTTTAAACAAGGCCAACAAAGCGTCGGGGATGTACTTGGTTGAGCCTTTCCATGTCCGAGACATGTATCCTGAGAGATCACACGTCAACTTGGCAACAGGCCGAGCTGGTTGGTTGTTGCGATCCAGAGGCTGTTGTTCGCTAGACAAATACTGCTCGCAGCCAGCGACACGATACAGCAAAATCAGCTGATCTGCTCGACGCTTCCAGCCGATGGCGAAGTAGCTGCCGATCTCAACACTGGAGGTGCCGTGGTTGATACCGATACTGGCGGGGTCACTGCTGACAAAAAGAACGTTGTCTATGTTAACCGGACGACCGTCTGCACCTGCCACGACCTGACAAAAGTCAAATCCTGTGCCGTAGGATACTGATGTTACACCGACTTCAGAGAGAGTTGGGGTGTCGCAACTTTCATTCCCCTTGCGCTGCTGTCGGACGATGGACGGAATGTCGATGGTTTTAGCGGCGTCGATCCCGCTCTCGTAGTAAGTCTTGACAAGTTCTGCAATATTGATATTGAAGCCACGTTCGCTCTTGTACATACGAACGTGAGGCGCAGGTATCGAGTCGGCAATAACGACAGAGTTGTCCGGTGTGGTCAGAGCGTCAGAAGTGTCCATCGAAACTATTCGTCCTTTTTTAAGTAGTCGAAAACAAAAGTCGCTCAATACAGCAGATCCCGTCTTGCAAGACAGGTGCTTTTCTAACCAGGGGATCGTAAAAAGAAGATAAACGACGTTGTCTGGTGCATACGATAGATTGAATGTGTTTTTAATTACTGAACAGCCACAATACTATCTTTGCTAAAAGATAGACACTTCATTCATCACAGTCTCTAAAGGCTGACTTGGTGTGCCGCGATCACCTTCATTGCTGTTCATGTCAGAAAAAATGTCTGAGACATACTCAGGAGCCAATAGAACATCGTCCCGAATACCAAACACGGGATGAAACCGATACGCGCAATATTGATGTGCCGCTGGAGTGTCATCGACATACCGATGCTTGCCCCGCTGCATCGTCAAATAGGACACTCCATCCAAGTTCTTTTCGATATGAATAAAGATTTCCACATCGATCTCTCGAGCCACGTCAAACGAGTCTGCGAGATGGCTGGTGTCCAACCGCTTGACCACATTGGTCAACCCACTGGCTGCCAATTTCTTGGCTTCACGATGAAGTGGATGCGCCCCAACAAACGTGATGCCTTTGGTTTTGGTGTAGTTACAAAGAGCACTAAACAAAGCTTTTACAGCGAGATCGTGCCGTCCTGCAGACTCTGTCGTAATCCCATCTTTTGCCATCAAATTAGGGTAGTCCACACAGGTCAATACGACGACATATCCAGAGTTCTCATACATCTCCACCGTCGAGGTAAACTGAGGAAAGTTGAACTTGGAAGGCAAATGACGTTCGATGATCAGCGTGTATCCCTTTTCAGAAAATGCCTCATACGTCCAATCAATAACGGCAGCATCTGCCATATGATCCGCACTCATCTGATTGATTGTCATATAAAAATGTCGAAACATCCAAACAAAATTCTGATAGGCCTCGTTTTCAAGAGAAATCAACAAAATCAATGATTTCTTTCCAGTATTTTCGAACGTGAGAGCCGGACTGTTATACAAAGCAATCCAACCAGCAATGCTCAACAACATACCAGACTTATAGTGATGAGGAAGAGCATAGAAAGCCAACGACTCGCCCAGTGATAATCCATTGCGTTTACCCAGCATACGATTAAGACCTTGCAGGCCCAGTCGCAGAATGCCAGTCACCGAACGTTCTTTGAATTTACTTAAACCTTCTTGCATAGAGACTTTATCAGAGAGATCAATCTTATCCACCAAAGACACCCCTTTAACCGGGGTCGATTTTGATGTGCTAAACACAGTCTCAACTTCTTTGGCAATCGTCGCCAATTTGCGCAATTCTGTGACCTGGTCAAACGGATTGACCATATCCCCTGCTTTGGCCAGTTGTCCGTAAAAAGACCGTGCCATCTTGTTGCATTGATTCATCAACAAAACGTTTTGAATACGCTCGGCATACTGACTGCGCTTGTCGTCCGTCATGACTTCCGTTGACATAAACGTATCATGCAACAACTGATAAATCTCATTGCGCTTCGACAAGATTGCATCCGATTGAAACTTTAAAAGAATCAACCGAAGTTCATCTGGATTTTTCTTCGACACTTTGGTGTCAATAATCGCTTTGAGAATGCGAATATAAAACCGAGTGACATCATGATCAATCGTGGCATTGTTTTTGCTGTCTGTTTCATAGAGAGCAATGAGATCTTTGACCAGTTGTCGTGCAGCGTCTGAATTGTCGTTGATAATGAAAAGAATGCAATCCAGAAATAAATCAGGGGACATGAGCATGTGGTGGTTCCGATAACAAAAGTCTTCTTTTCTTCCGAGAGCATAATATGGAGGTCCATTGATCTTTTTTAATCACATGCCCCGTTGTATTGGACAAAATGATTTTTGAGATGTCAAAACCTTATCTTATTTCTTAGATCTTCTCTCACCAGGAGTTTCTTTTTATGACTGTGCCGATCTATCCACCACTGCTGCTCCGGAAATATGCCACGGCGGTTCCCGGTGTGGAGATGTTTTTGTCACCGGTGTCCGAAGTGCAGACTCTTCAGTCAGAAGATCACGACGATCTAAAAATTCTAGCACTCCAATTCAAAGGGGGTGAAAGCTATAACCAATATGTTTTTACCCAGTATTTGATTTATCTCTATGTGAATATCTTCGTCAATCATGATACCAGTTATATTGTCACAGATGTTCTCAAGAATGTCTTAGCAATGCTGCGGAACTCGGTCAACGACAATCGGGTCACAGATCGATCACTGAAAGAACTCCTGCACACTTATCTTCCAGAAGACCGTCCCGCCATCCCTACGCAGGGACTGGTCGATGCATTGCGGGTGATCTACGGACGACTGACTCCAAATCTGACAACACCTGGCATTGACGATATCATGGGTGTGGTTGAAGTCATTTATGATCATCGTCCGACAACAGCTCCCTCTGTGTTGTTGTATCGGGTCAGTCTCACACAATTGGAAGAAGATGCTTCGATCACGTTGATTTTGACACCAACACATCTTCGCACTCTTATCGATACCACATCTTGTTACATGGTCACCGACCCGATCTGGAAACTGATCTTTGGGTTGAACATTCCCTCCCGTCTTGAACATGGGAGTCTATTCCTCATGTGGATGACGGAGATTGCCAGTCTGGCTCTCCCAATTGATCCGATCTCATTACTTGGATCGATGCGATACCATATGGATTGTGATGACAAAGCAGGTGTTCCGTTTTTGAACTATCTGGCTATGTACTTGCGACAATATGCCTTGGGTAATGATTACAAACTCTCACGACTGGCTGATCCTCGTCGAATGATCCTTCAACAACTCCATCGGTTCTGTGGAATCGGTGGCACCTTTATCAGAGATTCGAATCGTTATGCTCAAATCTTTTTGCGACAAATCGCGGATGTGACGATTGATACAAATGAACGCGACGTTTTTTCACAATCAGATATGGATTTGTTTGATCATCTCAAAACAGCTTTGGTCGGTACCAAAGTTCAATTTGTTCGAAAGTTGAACTATGGGAGTGGGATCGAAGCGGCTAAAGCCAAATCCGAAGATGAGGATACGCCTGATCCGGATGACGACAAAGCTGCCTTTGCCGATGATGACGATCCTACCGCAAAAGATACACCACAAACCGAGCCAGATGCCACCTCAACGGACAATTCGGATTCATCGCAAACTGGCGATGATATTATAGGCCAAACTGGTGATACGAACCAAACGGTTCCGCCTCGTCCTACAAGCACGTTGTTGCCTCTTGCGCTGCCCACTGAGACCATAGACGATCATCTGTATCGCCTTACTGTTCTTCGTTTTGCGTCTCATATCGTGACTGCCACTGACCCCGATATCCCCGCTGAGGCCGTCAACTTGTTGCGGATTTGGTGTGGAGCCTTTTTGTTCATCGCCGCCGTCGCCCCTACCAAAGCATTGGTATCTCAGCTCAAATTGACTGAGAAATTAAAGGAGTTTGCAGAGTGAGTAATTCTATTTCGGCTTTCGAATCATATCGCAACGCTTATGTGGCCAGCTTGTCGACCAGCGCCGACCAGGGCGATGTCGCCACTGTGCGCGACATTTTTGCAAAGACCCATTCGTTTCTCGCCACCGAGAGTCTCACCACGGGCAATGCCGATTACGGCAATGAATCTCTCAACGTCATTCCAACTCTGAATGTCAATCGCTCCAAGACCTTCGATCAGCTTTCCGTCGAGAAGCTGCACGACTTCCTGGTCGAGTGCAAGGTTCCGGCCGAAGTGATGACTGACACTGCCATGGAGGTTGCTCGCATTCTCTCCGGTGGCGTCGAACAGGCGAAGATCTTCGCCGACAGCGGTCGTGCCAGCTCGAAGTCGATTCCGATGAACCAGGTCTACGGCGGCCGCTCCATCGCCATGGTCAACCAGCAGGCTGCCAAGGCTCTCGAATCGTTCGGCGAATACTCCGACCGCGTCACCAGCGACTCGCGTCTCGCTGTGGCCCTGACCGTGCTCCGCGCCCACAAGTCGCTGATCGATCGCGTGCTGCCGCGCCGCGCGGTTGAAGATCCGGTGGTGATCATCAAGATCCCGAGCCCGGAAGTCTACAACCTCGACCTCTCGCAGAACCCGGTCGCCAAGGTCCGCTACGCCGCGAACCGTCAGCCGCTGATCAACCTCTATCGCGATCCGTCTTCGGTGAACACCACGCCGCAGCTCATCGTTCCGCAGAAGGCCAATGACACAGGCACCCCGTCGGTGCTGGTCGCCAACAACATCATCGTTGCTGGACAGGCCGCCAATCTGTTCGATCTGACCCTGAACGCCAACACCATCGGCTATCAGTCCGTCGACTGGACCGACCTGGTGTCCGAAGGTGGTTCGGTGGCAACTGTCTATGTGCAGGTGACCCAGACCCCAACCACCGGCTCGGCCGTTGTTGAGACCTACGCGATTCCGACACAGTATCTGCGCAGTGCTCAATTCGTCACCCAGACCAACGTCAACGACTCCGGCGAGCGCGCTGCTTCGGTGAAAGCCAAGTGGAACCTCACTGCCGGCGCCGTGGAATCCAACGGGTCAACCTCGACGATCTTCTCGTCCTTCACCGGTGTCAACGCTCTGCTCGACATCGTGTTCAACGCCAACCTGAACATCAAGACAGCCTATGTCGACGGCAGCGGCTCAGTGGCTGCTTCGCTCTCGACCACGCTGTCCAGTGTTCCGTCCGGCGTGCAGACCATCTTCGGTGAGCTGTCGTTCCAGATCATCGGCTGGTCGCCATACCTGTTCTTCTCTGAAGAAAACATGCGGAAGACCACCGGCGCCGTTCGTATGACCTTCAAGGAAATCGAGTTCCTGATTCCTGTCGGTCGCAACTTCATCGTCGACTACTCGCTCATGGGCCAGGAAGTCGGCGAAGAGGTCACGAATGTCGTGTCCGAAGTCATCAACATCGGCAACAGCGCCCGTTCGGTCACCATCATCAGCGATGTGCTGCAATCGGTGTCGAGCCGTCTTCAGTACGAGCAGGCTGCGGGTGACATCGACTACTACTCGTCGACAGCGCAGGACTATGCGGCCGGCACACTCAGCCTTCCGTATGTCTACATCGGCACGCTCAACGTTGCTCTGGCCGCGGTCATGCGCGAAGCTGAGCGTCTGTCTGATCTGCACAGCTACGTGACGTCGCGTATCCTGGCGCTGATCGCTGATGCCCACAACAAGTCGATGTATACCGAGAACTTCGAGCCCGGCGAGCGCGCCCGTTACAAGGTGATGACCTCCGGCCCGATCGCGGAAGTGCTGTTCGGCATCACGCAGTACTGGAACACGCTCGACGACAAGGCTGCTGTCGCTGAGAATTCCTACTACTCGATCAAGCTGCCAAACGGCACTCAGCTCGACATCGTGAAGTCGAACTTCGAGTTCTTCGCCGACACGATGATGATCATTCCGGTGCGTGACGCCAAGCCGGATGATGTCACCTCGTTCGGCACGGTTCTCGACCGTGGTACCTTCGTCGGCCAGTACACCCCGGTGTCCAACGGCGCCGCGAACAAGCGCATCGTGGCGAACAGCCGCGAGATCTTGTTCCCGACCAACCCGCTGGGCTTCCTGATCACCGTCTCGGGTCTCAACACCGAGTTGGCGATCCTGACCGACGGTCCTGGCAACTACTAATCTGTTCTCCTAAAAAAAGAACAGACTGGAGTGATACCTCTCTCGTCCTGGGGAAACCCAGGACGAGAGAGGGTCTCTCTTTTTTAATCCGCAGTCATCAGCGTACCAGTATGACGTCACCTCTTTTTTGAAATACACTCACAATTGAGCTGAGTCAAAACTACCAGTTGCAACGAACTGCTGCAGATACGGAAGTAATGCGGCAACTTCAGCTCGTGTCAGGTGCATACGGCGTCCAATGGGTGCTTCAACTCCAAGCCAGACGCCTTCTTTACCAGCAGCAGAAGATCGCTGAAAAGAACATAGGTTCCCCCATTCATCCTTAAATGTGACACATGGTAGATTTGTCTCATTTCCATTGATGTCGACCATTATAACGATCCTTTGTTTGAGTGATTACTTAATGGTAATATATACTTAAAAATAACCTGATCTCGGTCCTGATTAATTCATCATCTGCGTTCGGTATTTTATACAAGTGGGTCTTCGTTTTAGGGTGAATACACTGATGGATAAACCAGTCAACGAATGGATTCATGGGTGTCATGTTCCAAAGCTAGCCGATGGCACAGATGCCGTCGTTGTAAAGACCATGAAACATATGCCAGACGGCACTGTTGTTCCTCATCTCGGTGTTGTCGATAAACCGATACGACCATTTTTTGTGACCAAACCCCAATTTCGCAATCATGAGTTCAAAAAAGAATGGGAGTTGATCTCGCGTCTTGATCGTTACGATGTTCCCCATCATCGTCTTACTGATGCTGTGGCATCTGCGTTGAATGATGGTAAATTTGTACCAGGACATGGAGGATATCAAAGCCTTCGCGCCTTGTGTGACTCTCCGTTTGTCTATGGGGCGGACGTTGAAATTGAGACGTTAACCAAGCATAAGTTTATGGAGACGTTTGAGAAATCTGGTCTTAAACCCAGTCCTACCACAACAGGATTCTTTGACATCGAAACCGATGTTATCGGGGGTGATGGAACAGTTCCAAACATCATCACGGTGACTCATGAGAACAAAGTCTATACAGCTATTGTAGAATCTTTTTTGACCGTCAAACAACCCGACGGTCGTTTTAAGCGCGGCAACCTCAAAGACCTCGCAGAATTTTCTAAAACGACTCTCGATCATCACATTGATGAATTGATCACAGATCATCTGAAGAAAAATCCCAAATCTGCTTTGCGCAGAATGATCACGGCAAAACCATTTGAATATTATTTTTATGTTGGTAAAACGCCGGTTGATTTGATTAAATGGATATTTTCCAAGATTCATGAGAACAAGACTGATTTTTTAGGAATTTGGAACCTCGACTTCGATATTCCAAAAATCCTTGATACCCTTAAAAAAGACAACGTTCCTTATGAGGATGTTTTATGTCCTCCGGAACTTCCTAAAAAATATCGTTATGTCCGGTATCAACGCGACGAACAAGTCAGTGATAGTATTTATAAGCTGTGGCATTGGTTACACGCAACCAACTACTCACAATTTGTCGATAGCATGTGTCTATACAGCATCCTACGAACGGTTAAAGGTAAAGAAGTAAGTATGTCGCTGGACAGCGTATTGCAGACAAATGATCTCGGAGGAAAACTCACATTTAAAGACGATGATCCCGCAACCGACGATATGTCGGCTATGGATTGGCATCGTTATATGCAATTGAATGAGGCCTACAAATACATCGTTTACAATCAATTCGATTGCATATCGTTGCAGCTGATGGAATGGAAGAACAACGATCTGAGTTCGATGTTGGTATTGGGTGGTGTTAGTCGATTGTGCAAATGGTCTCGTCAAACCCGTAAGATCGCGGACTCATTTTATTTCTATGGTTTAGATGATGGCAAAGTGATGGCATCGTCTGGCGCTACGATGATTGATAAATTTGATAGTCTGCTCCAAAAGCAAGGCGGAGCGGTTTTGCGACCAGAGCGCACCACCGATATCGGTATGCGAGTGTTCTTTGATCGGCCGGATATTGTCACGATGTTGCATCCCTTTACCGGAGACATTGACTTCTCTGGGCAATATCCGACAGCTACCATTATGGCCAATATCTCAAAAGAAACCAAAGTGTCTTGTGGGGTAGAGATTGTTGGGTTGGAACATCGAGACCTATGGAACTATTATTCTTTGTGTGTCAGTCTTCGTGAAAACGCCGTGCTAATAGGATCCAAATATTACGGATTGAAAGGGTATGTTGATCTTGACAAGGCGTTTGTAGAACACCTCACCCAGACTTAGAACAACATCAGAGACAGGCTCTTGGGAGAGCCTGTCTCTTTATGAATAGGAGTATCATGATATGGCACTTGCTTCATTTGTTCATGAATCCTCATGATACAATTTTGATGAGGAAAATGAACATGAGATCACCATTAAACTGGTATAAAGATAGGTTGTTGTTTTAACATGAGTCAACGCATCGTTCGTATCTTGGCGTTTGATCCCGGGTCAACTCTCTGTGGTTATTGCGTGTTGGACTATAATTTGAGCAACGGCACCACAACGATATTTAAAAGTGGTACAATAACGGGTAAATCTCTTATCAAACAACAACCTAAAATGCAAGCTCATTTTGAAAAACGTTATATTGTTCTATGGGAGTTGGAAAAGCTTGTCGAGTCCATGATCAAGGAGTATGTTCCAAATTATGTGATTTCGGAAAGTGCGTTTGCGCATCGCTTTATCCAAGCTTTTGCGTCGCTCACTTTGGTTATTCAATCGATCCGCACAGCCACGATGAAAACAATGGGGCGTGATATTCATTTGATCGCTCCACGAGAGAGCAAAAAAGCCGTTAGCGCTTCCGGTGGAGCTGACAAAGCTTTGGTGCAGAGTTCGATTTTCAACAACCCTAATGTGATCTTCCCGGTTGTCAAAAACAACACACCGGTTGAAATGACAGAACATGCTTATGATTCGATTGCCGCTGGTTTAGCGTTTATTCAAAACTATTTACCCAGCATTTTGGCCTGTGAAAATATTGAAAAATAAAATAAGATAGTCGCCCTAC